CTACTGATTTATCGTCTTGTGTAGCTGTAACATGATAACGAGCATGAGTAATCACTCCATCTTTAGCAGAAACTTCTAGGATTTTCCAAGTAAACATTATGAAACCCAAGGTAATCCAGTTTCTTGTACAGGATTCTTTTGTGCTTCAATCTGTGCAGTCAGACTAGCTTCTACTGTATCTTGACCAAGTGACTCCTGTACCCAGCCAATGACTTCAGATTGAGTCAATTCAGCGTAAGGCTTGTAAGCCTTCTCTTCTTGTGTGTAGCTTACTGTGCCATAGGTAGAAGCGTTGTATACACCATCTGTAGCGGATACAACATAATGCGCTGTGATTACGAAACCGTCAGAAGTCTTGCGGTCTAAATTAACGATATTCCAAGTGTAAGTATTCATTTGTTTTCCAATGCAGTAAGGCGAGTGGTTAGTGATTCTATAAGGGCTTGTTGCTCTTGGACTGCTAAAACTAATGTAGCTACAATTTTTGATGGGTCTACAGCTTGTGATTTAATTTGTCCAGTATCAGAAACATCATCTTTTTTGCCAACTACAGCAGAAGGAATAACCTCTTGTAACTCATGGGCAATAAAACCTTCACCATAAGAGTCATCTTCTTTCCATTTATAGGTTACTGGTTTTAGTTTTGTAATCTTGTCTAAGCCACCCTGCATTGGAACAATGTCTTTTTTAAACCTGTAATCAGAAAGACTTGTAAATAATGTAGCCGCTGTACCTACAGCAATATACCCTACAGCAGTTCCAGCAGCATTTAAATATACTTGAATAGTTGGTACACCACCACCTGTAGCTCCCGGAGCTAATGTAACAAATCCTGCACTTGCAGAATAAAACGAAATATCTCCAGTACCATAAGCAGTACTATACGCAGTCGTAACTCCTTTTAAGAAATTACCACTAGAGTCAACCCTTACTCTTTCTGCTCCTGATGTAGCAAGGGCTACTGTATTTGTTGCAGGTAGTCCTATATAAGAACCAGTATCATTAAAATATACATAAGCAGAGCAAAACACATTACCATTTACATGAAGTTTTTGACTAGGGCTAATGGTACCAATACCTACATTTTGTGATGAATTAATATATAAAGCATTTGTACCATTTGTTGATAATCCAAGTGCATTTGTAGCAGGAAGATATAAACCATTGCCAGCAACAGATGAGCCTGTTGGAATAAATTTTGTTGCAGTATCTGTTCCTGTATTTGTAAATGAAGTTGCAGAAAGAGAAGTAAATGCGCCTGTATTAGCAGTTCCTGAACCTATTGTTCCAGGGTCGGTATAAGCAGAAGAAGCCAACATTGTGTTGGTAACTGTGCCTGTATCGCCTGTGGTGACTAAAGTTCCGTTAATCGCTGGAACGTTTAAAGAAAAGCTAGTCGAAGGATTAGGGCCAACTAAGGCTACTTGGCCGCCTGCTGTTGCTTGAAAGACTAATTGACCCATGATGTGTCCTTATGGTGCTATGTAAATAGTAGAAGCTGTTAAAGCCCCTGTTGATGGATGATATTTTAACTTGGTTGAGCTTGTTTTCATACCAGTATTGCCTGACGAAGCACTTACAAAAGTAACATAGTAATCACTATTTGTAGTTGTATCGTCTGTAATTGCTACATTTGTTGCATTTGTAGCATTAGTTACTGCGGTTGAATTAATAACGGCTACGACTTGTGCAGCAGTTGCAGCTGTAAATGCAGAAGTGCCATTTCCATAAGCTAAACCGCTTAAAGTTGCGACCCCAGTACCGCCAGCAGTAACAGGCAAAGTACCAGTTGTAAGAACAGAAGCAGATGTAGCATAAACTGCACCACCACTTGTAAATGAAGTTAATCCTGTACCGCCAACACCTGTACCTACTGTGCCAGAGCTAATATTTGAGCCATTTAAGCTAGTTAAACTTGCTCCAGAACCGCTAAATAGGGTCGAAGTAAAAGTGCCAGTAGAAGGGTTGTATTGGAGCTTAGTAGAGCTTGTATATTCTGTTGATAGGTTTCCGCTTGTTTGGTTAGCAAACAAAGGATAACGAGTGCCATTTGTAGTGGTGTCATCGGTAACAGTCGCATAAGAGGTTGGGGTAGTCCAAGTCGGTGCGCCTGTGCCACCGGAAGTTAATACTTGACCTGTAGTTCCTGCTGCGGAAAATCCAGTTGCTCCAATTGCTGACTGATAAGGAATAGCGCCTGCAACACCACCAGCTAAATTGGTGGAAGTTGTTGCTGTTGTGGCCGACCCAACCGATAAAGTGCTTTGAGCAACATATTGCGGTGCAGTAGCGCCTGCGGTCAATACATAGTTTGTAGTGCCAAGGCCAAGAAAAGAAGTCGCACCTGCGCCTGTTTGATAAGCTAAAGCGCCAGCTGTTCCGCCTGCGATATTGGTTGCACTAGCAGCTAAAGTGGCAGAGGCTACTGCTCCGCTAACAATAGAACCTAAAATTGAAGTAATCCAAGTAGGATTTGAGTAACTACCATTGGTATATACACCATTAGTAACAGTTGCAGCGTTGCCAGTAATGCCAATACCCCAAGTACCACTAGCGTTTGTTCCTGTTGTAGAAGGTGCGCCAATAGTGTTATAGGAAATAGTTTGGGCTACAGATCCGTTATAAGTAATTGGTGAAACACCACCAGCACCACCGCTATTAAATGTAACACTATTAGTAACACTTCCTGCTGATGTTGCAGTAGCAGCATTTCCACCAATACTTAATGAGGTAGCTGTGCCAGTTAATCCTGTGCCAGGGCCACTAAACTGCGAGGTAGCAGTAATAGTTGTTCCTCTTACAGTAGTAGCCGTTGTTAAGCCTACTGTAGTTCCATCAATAGAACCGCCTGTAATAACAACTGCGTTAGCATTTTGCGTTGACATTGTGCCAAGACCGCTAACTTGCGTATTGGCAATAGCAATAGTGGTATTAGTAACGCTAGTTACTTGACCGCTTGCATTAGTTGTAAATACAGGAACTGCGCTTGCAGATCCATAAGTGCTTGCTGTACCTACTGGAGTAATACTAAAAGTATTAGAAGTAAGGGTTAACCCTGTGCCAGCGTAATAAGTAGAAACACCTGAGAATTGAACCCAAGTAATTGGAGTAACTCCAATAGTTCCTGTATCAGCAGAAGTAGATACCCATGCAGTATTGGCTTGAGAGCCGTTTAAAACGACTGTATAAGCCCCTGGCACTTCTGCCCATACATCCATGTCAGTTGCTCTAGTCCATGCGCTTGCAGAGGCTACATAGATGCCATTATCGGCTGTTGCTGTTTGATTCTTAACTAAGACTCGATTACCAGCTAAAACTGAATAACCATCAATCGTCTGTAAACCTGACAAAGTAATATTGGTTAAAGTTCCTGCTTTACAAGCAGCTTTAGGATTTAATCCTTGGGCTACTGTATCAACATACAGCTTATTTACAATATCTGTAGCAGCAGAAGGAGAAGTTGAAATCTGTCCTGTAGCTGTAGAAATATTAGTAAAAACCCCAGTAGAAGGCACTAAAGCACCGATTGTGGTGCTGTTAATAGTGCTACTGGTAATGGTTAACCCTGATTGAACAGGATTAACTGTTGCATAAAAGGGTTGGCCCTGACCTATAAATGTTTGAAAATTGCCATAAACATCAAAATAAGCCTGAACTGGCAGTAGGTTTTGATCTACTGTTGAAGAAGGGCCAGCCATATATTGCCTTTAATAAGCAAAACAATTTATTAAAATTACATCCCCAGCAGACATATTTTGAGCTAAACCACTTGTAATGGAATAGCTTGTAAATGTTACTGATGTTGCTGAACTTGCTGTTAGTTGTAAAAATAGAGCAGTACCGCTTGTTACATCAGCAGCAAAACCCATCCAACCAGTTACAGCAGTTGGTAAGGTAATTGATCCTGAAGCTGCGCCACCAGTACCAACTACAACTTTAAAAGCCATTGTATTTGATGCGCTAATAGTAGGACTTGTACCAAATCCACTACCAATAGTAGGCAAAGAAACAGAAGTTGCTATTGTATTTCCACCCATCTGAAATACAGCAGGATTAATAGTATCCCCTGTTAATGGAGGACTAAAGAAAGCTCCACCAGGGCCAACTAAACCTAAACAAACACCAGAAGAATTAAATTGTGCTTGAACAGGAACTGTTTGAACTGTAACTGTAGAAGCTACTTGATTTGAACTCATTATGCAATCCCTTCACCAGGTGTAATTTCTGCACTAGAAGCTGCGCTAGATAAAAACCAAGCATTAGGAGGAATACCGCTAAATACTTGCACACCATTGGCAGGAATATAAAACGTATTGTAAGAAGGAACAGTCAAAGCAGGAGCTGTAACAACAGGAGTTGAGGTCGCATCGTTAGGCTCTTGTGGTTGCCAAGATACTCGAATAGCACTAGCAGTAATGTTTACAATTCGATAACCTGAAGGGTATACATTGTTGCTAGATTTAACCTGAACAGGAGCCAAACTGCCAACTAAGTATGTTGGTCCAAAAGGTGCAAAAGCTGAATTGTAAGCCATGTTTTAACTCCTTAAACTGCGCTAGAAGGCAAAGGCAAATTTTCTGGCTTGATAACTTTTAGGTAATAAACACCAGCAACAGTAACAGCAGATGCGCCAGTAGCATTTACAAAGTCCAAAGCAATAGTATTTGCAGCAGTTACTCGAGCATTTACACAAGCAACACCTTTAGTTTGTGCAAAACCAGTAGAAACAAGCACTACATTTCCTACTTGAACATCAGGAACAGTAATAGTTACTTCATCAGAAGAATCAGCAATAGTTGTTACTGGAAGGGTATATTGAATAACTGTGGAAGAAAGGACATTTCCACGAGCAATAGTAGTAGATGACATATTTTTTCCTTTAAATAAGGTAAATCAATTATAGGGTATATAAGAAAAAAAGCCATACCTTTTGAGCATGGCTTTTCCCTTTACTTCATTAGTTTTTAGCTAAAGTCGTAACCATAGATGTAGGCATCTACAGTACCGACTGCGCCTGCTGCCGTACCAACATAAGCATACAAAGTTTGAGCTGAGAAAGCTAAAGTGCTTTCATAAGCTGTAGCTACTGTAGTGCCTAGCAAAGCTGTGTTGTTGGTCAAAGTAGTAAGAGCAAAAACTTCAGTACCACTTCCGCTTGCACCACCTGGAGCAGTATAAACAGAAATAACAGCAGAGCTAAGGTTAGCTACTGCACCTGCGTTGTTCGCATTAGTGAAAATAATGGAAGTTGGCAAGTAGTTATTTGTGTTATTAACTGGAATTGCGGTAGATGCTACAGAGTTAGCATTAATCCCTTTAACAACGGCTAACAAGCGTAATGCTTGGTCAGTCGTTACATTCGAGGGATGGGCTGAATTAGTTACTGCTGGTCCTGGATTAGACATAATAGTTTTCCTTTATCCGTTAATTATTAAGCTGCAACTCGGCAAGCGAGTTCAGGATACAAAGGAGCCCAACCATACAGAACGTCAACACGAGTAGGGATTGAGTCATTGTTAATGGTGTATTGACGAACTACACGCATTGATAGACCAATTTCCTTGTCGCTTGCACGACCAGCAAAGTGAACGCCTTCAGGCAACTCAAGGTCAGCCATAGCCATTGTGAACGCATTGCGATGCATTACGATGTTTTGTGGAGAAACTAAACCATTTCCACTTGCATTGTATTGTGAAGCAAAGAATGTCACAGCAGCAGAAGCAGCAGGAACAGGAATACTTACGTTCTGGAACTGACCGCCAGAGATAACTGCTGGAGATACGATTACAGAAACAGAAGCACCTGAAGCTACGCTAACAGCAGATTTAACTACGAATGAACGCAGTTTGTTTGTGCCGTATGGTTGGCGATTTTGTGGGTTAGTTGCATATACACCAGCGATAGTGAAAGTGTCACCAGCGTTCAAATTGATTGTGCCTGTATTAGCAGCAGTCAAAGTGATAGTGGACTGTGAAGCCCAACCAGATGTCAAGAAACCAGTTGCAGTTGTAGTAGCTACAGAAGCAGTTACAGTTGCGCTAGAGAAGTTACCAAAAGTTTGTGACACGATGTTTTGGTCAAGCTTCCAGTTCATACCGCCTGAATCACGACCCATCAAGCCTTTTGTATATTGACTAGAAATCGCTTCTGTTGGTACAAACAAGCCCTTCAAGCTGTCAACGATAGTTGCAGAAGTAAACGGCTCAACGATACATGATCTACGACCATCACGAGGTGCGCCTTCAGAGTCAAGATACGCTTGTGCTGACAAGTAAGTGTATAGACCTGTTGGAGGAGTACCTGCAGTACCAACGATGTTAGCTGTGTTCAAAGCAGCAGTAGTCGTGCCATCAAAGTCAATTTTGTTGGCAATAGCAGCTACAGCAGGCTTTAGGATTCTGTCGCTAAACATATCCAAGGACAATGCTAAGTCCTGTGTTGTGAATTGTGTCATTCTGTTACCCCTACGCTGTTCTGTAGTGGAGCTTCCGCTTCAGGTCGCTCTCATCGGTTTCTTGTTAAGTTATCCCAATGTTCAGACTATCGCATCCCTTTATCAGGGTTCTCTCACTTAGTCGTTCACGCTGCACAGTTGCCTTGCTTGCGCCCTGTCGCCCACTTCTGGGCTTCCAAGTCAATCAGAGAGAATTTTGCCAATCAAGCAGCTAGTAAATAAGCCTCTTGATATGTGGACATACGTTTATCCACATGGAACTGGGTTGATAAAGTTACAGGAACTGAAGTTTCGTTCAAGTCCTCTACGTTCAAGGCCGGCCCTAGCGTCCCTACGAAGCGTCCAGGTCTCCTGACATTTACTGTTGCGCCAATTTTTGCGCCAACTACGGCAAATTGGTCATCATAGTTTCGGTCTACTTCGGATGTAAAAGTTAATTCATTTTCTAGAACCATCAACGCTTCGTTGGTGATTTTCGAGATAGTTAGCAATGTATTTGCCATTTTAATTCTCCAAAAAAATTAGGTTTATCTAACCTTACCTGACTGTCTAGCAGCTTTCCATTGAGAATAAGTACCATGAAATTCACCATTGGTGTCTACAAGTACATCATTTCCAACTTTGCCACCAGTCAACGGCCTAATAGGGCTAGGTGCTGTACTTCTTGAAACTTCTTCCCTTTGTTTTTCAG